TTTGCTGTGGCTGCTTGCGCGTGAAAAGCAGCTGCCGCAAATCCTTGGCCGAGCCCAACAGTATTGCCGGGAAGCATTGGCCTGGATGGTGGATGACCTGGTCGCTACCCGCGTGGAGGTTACCGCTGAGTTTGTGGCCCGGGGCTGGATGCTGATCCTCGTCGATATTTTCCGGCCGACCGGCTCACCGGTTCGCTACCGCTTTAATTACGAATGGGCGGCTCAAGCCGCGAAGAGGTCTGCCTGATGCCATTTGCTCGACCAACACTGACCGAGCTGATCAATCGCGTGATCACCGATATCAGCAGCCGAGTGACTGGCGTCGACAGTGCGGTGCTTCGCCGCTCGCTGCTCGGCGTCGTCGGCCAGTCCGAGGCCGGTGCCGTTCATATGCTGTATGGCTACCTTGACTGGATCGCCAAGCAATCAATTATCGACACCGCCGAGAAGGAATACCTTGAGCGTTGGGCCGGGATCTGGAAGGTCACCCGAAAAACCGCTGGCTATGCCGGCGGGCAGGTTGCGCTTTCTGGAACTGTTGGCGCGGTGGTTGTCGCCGGAACGATTGTGCAGCGCCAGGATGGTGTTCAGTACAAGACCATCGGCGACGCCGTGTTTGGCGCCGGACCGCTTGTCATACCGGTGCTGGCGATCGAGGCGGGAGAGGTCGGCAACTTCGGTGCTGGTTTACCGATCTTTCTTCTGTCGCCGATCTCGGGTGTCCAATCGACCGGCACGACCGCGACGAAGCTGGAAAACGGTGTCGATGTCGAAACCGACGACCGACTGCTGGCCCGGTTGCTGGCCCGTATCCAACAACCGCCCCATGGCGGCGCGTATTTTGACTATGAACAGTGGGCGCTCGAAGTCGCGGGCGTTACCCGGGTTTGGGTTTATCCGCTTCAGATGGGGGCGGGCACCGTCACGGTGCTGTTCGTATGTGACGAAGAGGTCAGCATTATCCCAAGTCCCGCAAAGGTGGCTGAGGTTCAGGCCTATATAGATGCGCGCGCCCCGGTGACAGCGGAGGTATATGTAGCTGCGCCGATAGCCGATGCCCTGAACATGAACATCAAGTTGGCACCGAACGCGACTGCTGTGCAGAACGCTGTTCGTGCCGAGCTGGATGATCTGATCGATCGGGACTCAGCTCCAGGGGGGACAATTTTGATCAGTCGGTTGCGCGAAGCGGTTTCGCTCGCGGCAGGCGAGAGCAACAACCAAATCGTCTCGCCGACCGCGGACGTTGTTTACGCGACCGGTCATATGGCCATCCTTGGGACACTCACCTTTTCCAGTCTGTAGGAGGCGCAATGCCAACAGCTGCTGAATACAGGGAGCAGCTTAAAGCTCTGCTGCCACCTGGTCAGGCTTTCCCGCGAGACCCCGGAACAACACTTCATGATCTCCTCGACGGAATGTCGATTGAGCTGGCCCGAGTCGATGGCCGCGCAGGCGCGATGCCGCTCGAGGCGAACCCATCCACGTCCGCCGAGCTCCTCCCTGATTGGGAGCGTGTCGCGGGTCTGCCCGACAAATGTTCCGGGGTGCTCGAGCAAACGCTGCAAGGCCGACGCAACGCCCTGTTGGCAAAGCTCACCAGCACGGGCGGCCAGTCCGCTGCCTACTTCATAGAGATTGCGGCCGTGCTGGGCTACACGGTAACGATCGAAACCTTCCGACCTTTCAGGGTGGGCCGTTCGCGCGTCGGAGACTTACTGACCAATGGCCCTTGGGCTTTCACATGGCTTGTCAGGGCCCCGGAGGTATCAGTAACCAGCTTCCGAGTTGGCCAGTCGGCCGTTGGGGAGCGGTTGCGAACATGGGGTAACGACACCCTCGAATGCAAATTAAATCAGCTGAAGCCCGCGCACACGATCGCGATCTTCGCTTACGGAGAATGACGCATGCACAGAATTGACGGGCCTGGCGCCACTGTAGACCACAGGTTCACTGACGGTGACCCGGTTGCTGGTATTCAAGCCACGATGGTCACGGACGACTGGGCAAACGACGTCCAGGAAGAAATCATCAGTGTTCTGGTTGATCGTGGAATCACTCCTGTTAAAGGAACACAAAATCAGTTGCTGCTGGCTATCAAAGCAATATTCGGGATTGCCTCTACGGAGACGGTCGCCGGCTCGGCGAAGATTGCGACCCAGGCGCTCACGAATGCCGGGGTTGATGATGCAACAATTATTACCCCAAAGAAGATGCGTTTCGGGTTCAGCATTCTGCTGGGCCAGAATGGATATATCGCTTTCCCGAGCTGGATGGGCGGCCTAACGATTCAATGGGCTCGCGCCACTCTCGCCGTTTCTGGCGGCTACGCCTGGACTTATCCGACACCATTCACGAACGCAGTGTTCAACTGCTGGGCAAGCGTTTACGCCCCATCAGCTGCTGACGTCGTTAACAGGACTTCTCAGCCGATCGCGCCTGGCCTTACCGCATGCGCTTTTGCATTGTCAGCTAATGGCGCGGCTATTGCGGCCAGCACCTCCATCTCGTTGCTCGCTATCGGCTACTGAGGAAAACACCATGACAAAGTACTACATGCTTTTTGACGCTAAAGGTGTTTTGGTGTCCCGTCTTTCAGATGACAGGTTTGAAATTCCGGAAAACGCTATCGAGGTTGAGTACGATTTTTGGGTTCAAACCATTCAGGAAAATGATGGGCAGTGGAAACTCAACGCTGACGGCACGATCACCAAATACCCTTTCCCGCCTCCGCCACCACCAACGCCTGAAGAAATTCTGGCTACCAATAAAGTCCTGCAAGCATCCTTGATTGCACAAGCGTCGCAAGCAATGGCGCCAATCTTGGTTTCGCTGCAACTGGGTGACGCTACGGACGAAGAGACCGTGAACGCACGCGCATGGCAGGCCTACTACCGGGAACTGAAGCTGGTGGACGTGTCCGTTCCTGCGCCTGAGTGGCCGATCACCCCCGAGTAAGTCGGGAATAACAGCGCACCCGCCATTGAGCGGGTATTTTTTTGCCTGGAGAAAAGTTATGGCTGTTACCGAAAGAGACCGCGACATCCTCGCGCGCACGTTGTGGGGGGAGGCGCGCGGGGAAACCTTGGCGGGCCAAATCGCAGTGGCCTGGACGATCCGCAACCGAGTGAACGATGGCAAGGACAAGTCATGGTGGGGGGAGGGCTACGCCGGCGTATGCCAGGCCAAGTACCAGTTCAGTTGCTGGAATGCCAATGACCCAAACTTCCCGTTCCTGTCCGGCGTGAAGCAGATTCCTTTCCGCGAGCTGGCTCAAGCGCGGATAGCCGCTGACCAGGTGGTTGACGGCAAGGTGCAGGATCCGACCGGTGGCGCGACGCACTACTACGCGACCGCCATGAAGAAGGCGCCGGCCTGGGCGGCGAAGGCCAAGCAGACCGTGGTTATCGGCGGTCACGTTTTCTTCAAGGATGTGCCGTGACGACGCCGGCGCAGAAGCTGGTCGGTTTGCTGGTGCTGGTCGTGATGCTGACGGCCGGCGCCTATCACCACGGTCTGTCGGTAAAGGAAGCCGAGTGGCAGTCCGCATGGAATGAGCGCAATACACGCGATGCCGAGGCCCGAGCTGCCAATGAGGCAACCGAGCGCACGAAGGAACAGGCCTATCAACAGTCAATCAACAAGGTGATTCAAGATGGTCAACGCACGATCAATCAAGCAACTGATAATGCTGCCGCTGCTCGTGCTTCTGTTGCCAGCCTGCGCGTGGCGGCCGACGCCATTGCCACTCGACTCGCAGCCAGTGAAGCCAGCGGCAATTCCTGCACTGCCGCCGCAAGCAAGGCAGCAGCCCGCGCCGCTCTTCTGCTCGCCGACGTGCTCAAGCGCGCTGACCAGCGAGCGGGCGACCTGGCTGAAGCTGCTGACCAAGCCAGAGCAAGAGGAGTGACGTGTGAGAGGGCTTACGATGCTTTGGGTGGTTGAGCGCTATCGCTGACCATCGTTGGCTGTTCAGCCCCACACGCAGCTCTCCACACTTCGTCCGTAAGCAATTTGAAGGCTTTATCTGATGGTTTAAGAGTGGATAACTCTCGAAGTGCCGCATCTGTTGAACCGTAAAACCCGGTCGAACCGATCAAATGACTTTCACAGTTGATCTGAAACCCTCGATACGATGTGAAATCTTTGGTGACTCTCTTTACCACGACGTTGCGTATGGGCAGTTGGCCTTCCGCGGTTACGACCGAATAGGCCTTGTAAAACTCATCGTCGGTAGTTGAGGCCGGGTTGGCGGAATATGCATTGGCGGACAGCAGGGCTGAGGCAAAGATGGCAAGACATCTCATGGCATTCTTCCTTGACTTGATCTGGCTAGTTGAAACTGATGGGGAAGCGGAATAGTAGGGTAGTTCAAGTTTAAGCTGATTGAATTCCGTACGCCCCGTAAGGACGGCTGGGCGGAAATCTACCGGTAATGGCGGTGCTGAACGGTTACTCGCCAGACAGTTCACGGATTTTCACCATGAGCTCGCTGATGTGCTTACCGTTGGCCATCAGCTCCCAATTGCTTTTCGTCTCGATATCGGTAGCTCTACGGTTTGAATCTGCGAGGTCAGCCTTGGCCTTCAGCAGTTCGGCACGTAGCGCGCCGCATTCTTTGGTGGCATCAGCGTGCATTTGCACCAGGCCGAAGATGTCTTCGCGGGCTTTTCGCAATTGTAGGGTCAGTTCCTGCACCTCGTTTTCGGTCACGCGGAGGAAATAGCGGCAGGTCTCAAGCTCAGTCGGGCAGCCAAGCCAATCGCTGGTGTCTTCGATTTCGAGGGGGTCCACGGTCATGCCTTATAAATACTGTTCATATGTACAGTATAGGGCGTTAGTGGCCCAAGCGACATTGAGGCGACGAATCGCAAGTTTGAGAGATGTGCGGTCGGTGGAAAATCGAAACAAAGGTTCGTTTTAACCCAAATCTATCGTTTGCCAGCCCAATAATACCGGGGGGGCAACGGCCCATTAAACGCAGTATCGAAGATGTCTTTTTTTTGAAAATGACCCCGGTATCTAAGAATTGATCTCTATGAATTGAAGTTTATTCAAGGCCGTTTGGATCCGTAGCACCTCTCAAAAAGCGCCTACAATGGACGCGTTATCTCCCCTATGACGGAACTCGAACCCGATTAAGGAACCACTGTGCACACGGAATGGGAAAAACTTTCGCCGGTAACAGGATGGGTGATTGTTGTTGATGACGACCCAACACTTCGAATGTTGATGGTCGATATTTTGACCGAGATCGGTCTCCGCTCAGTGGATTTTGAAACCGCCGATGACGCTTTGGTTTACCTACTGAGCATGCCGGACGGTTGTCCACTGGTGATCGCGGATCATGGCTTACCAGGTCAACTCCAGGGTGCCGAATTCATAGTGATGGTGAGGCAGAAATGGCCATCTACCGCTGCGATTCTCACCTCTGGATACGCGCTGGATCCTTCAATCGTGCCCAACTCAACGACGTACCTGGAGAAGCCCTGGTCTTTGGATGATCTGGTATTGGCAGTTGCAAACCAGCTTCAACCTGATAGTCCTCTCCAAAAGACCTCGTGATGGTGGGTTGGGTGGAACCGTCGATGGCCCGGTAGGTCGGGGCAGCCCAAAATGTAGGATGAGTTAACCCCATAGTTGGGGAAATCATCACGACTGAAAGAAATTTGTCATCGAAATCGTTGGTCCTAACCCTGTCGATGCCCACTGGCTTGGATATTGCTCAGGTGCTCACCATTCGTTGAATGACGGCAACCGGAGATTCGAGACATGGTTAAGCAATCTCTTCTTGGTTTCTTGCTTGGAATTGGAATCTTTGCCATCGGCGTGGCTATGAGCATAATTTTCATTTTGCGGTGAGTGGGATGAACACCATCCCTTCAGGTCCAAGGGTCCAATCAATCCGGTGTCATGAGTACCGCGAGAGTCATCTTGATAAACTCTTCGTTCTTGTCGATCGTTTCCAAGGCGCCTCGCACATTGCCACCGACCTCGACAGCACCTCGCTGCTCAGCCCAAAGAGTGAGCTCCACGATGGCGGCTTCTAAGGCGAGTTGATTTTCGTTGATCTTGAAGAGCAGAGAAGGGAGCAGGTCTGAGTTGGGCATCGCGAATCCTCCGTGGAAGGGGACAGCGTAGCAGTGGAATTGAGTGGGGGGAGAACTTTGGCAGGACGTCGGGGAGGGGGAAGTACTATAGGAATATACAACGCTAAGTTATTGATTCTTATAGGGGGAAGTGGCGGTTTTGTACCTGCTGTAAAACACCAATTTTTCTTTATAGATCATATGCTTGCGTTGGTTTCGGGGTCACCTTGACATGGTGGCGGCCAAAAGCCCCGCGGAAAGCCGCAGGGCCATCGACAACTTTATTTGCCGAGCTTCTTGCGGACGTCAGTCACCATTGGCCCGACAGCTTTTACAGCTGCTTTGAGCTGATCTACCGACACGCCGAATTTATTCGACCAATACGTCAATTCCCAATCCTCAGACGTATTGATCCGCTCTCGGTCGAGGGGGCCACGGTTGCGCAGATCATCAGCCATTTTGAGTTTCCTTTTGGTAGGCCTGGGGCAGTCCAAGCCAATCCAGCATAGACCATCATCTGTTGGCGGTTGCCCACCGCATGGCTGCGCAAAACCTCCTCTGGAGGCCGCGTGTTTGCGTTTGCAAAAGCACAAAAAAGCGGATGTTTTGTCGCCCTAGAAAAGGGCTGTTATCCTTATAAAACAATCGCTTGGGTCGCTACAGTCCCCAGCATGGGGTGCTAGGGGTCGAGTGTTCGAATCACTCCGTCCCGACCATATTTTTCAATGACTTAGCCCAATCTGAAAAGATTGGGCTTTTTCATTTATGGCTTAGGGAAAAACAACAGGATAAACATGCGCCCCCTTGCTGGGCGAAGCGCGCAGATGTTCGCTTTGTCTGCTGAGGAAGTAGTTCGGCTATTAAGTGGCATGCGCAGTGTTCAGTGAACTTACGTGCGCCGCGTACTCAAGAGCTAGCCTGGCGAAGCTCCTCAATAATCCGGCGCGCGCGATTCGCACCAACATCAACATGTATATCAATCATCGGCCGCATGCCGAACCGGCACATATTTTTGTACTGAGCTTCGATAATCACCTTGTCTTCATCAAACGTCATAACCGTTTGCTCAACAACCTTGGCCTTGATGGCTTCAGGATCGCTCTCAGGGTTGGTGGCAATGGTCCAGAAGTAGTGACTGGTGGTTTCGGTTTCTGGCGTTACCCCGTGGAATCCGCGCATGTGGAAACCACCGCGATCGGGGTCGTCCAGAGCATCGGTTCCGGCATCTACTGCACCGGTCCAGATACGCAGATGACTGACGTGAAATTCGATTTCCTGCCAACGGTCCACGGTGCCCTTGAAGGGGTAGGCGGCCGTGTAGGTGGGGGGTGGAATCGAGCCCGGCATGTGGCGCACGACCCGCACCACGTTGCCTTCACTTTCCACACTCATCCGCGCATTCATATGGATGCTGGCGTTCCCACCGATGGTGCGCAGGTG